CTAGGATTTCAGAGGAGATAAAAAGACAGGACAGGTCTATCGATCTTGACTACAAAGATGAGGATAAAGAAGATCCGCTAGATATTGTGGTTCCGTTTTAATCATTAAACTAAACTAAAAAAGGTAAAGCATTATGAGTAATTTTTGGGATATGTCAGACGGCGAGTCTGTTAGTAACGACGGTAATTTTGAGATGGGTGGCGGTAATTTTGAGCCAATTCCCGACGGCACTACTGTTAACGCAATTTGTACGGATGCACAATGGTATACCTACGAAGATACACCAGAAGTAATTTCTTTAAGTTGGGAAGTTTTAGAGGGCGATTTTAAAAGCCGTAAAATTTTTCAAAAATTAAAGGTTAACGAGAGCGACCCTAAGAAGTCAGATAAAGCCAAGAAAATGCTGGCGGCTATTGATGCAAACGCTGGCGGTCAATTGTTTAAGCTTGGCAAAAAGCCGGAGGATATTGACCTAGCCACTTGCTTGGCTAATAAGTCTATGTTATTAAAGCTTGGCGTTTGGGATATGAATGATAAAAAAGGTAATTGGGTTATGGCTGTAGCGCCATCTGGTACGCCGGTTAAGCAGCCGGTTGCGGCTAAAAAGCCTGATAGTTTTGATGATGATATTCCGTTTTAGCAAATAATAATAATCTTGCCGCTTCGGCGGCTTTTTAATTTATGGGTGATGATATGATTAAACAAGGCACAGAAGAATGGCACAAGCAGCGTGTAGGCATGATAACCGGCTCGCGTGTTGGAGCAATACTAGGATTAAACCCGTGGTCTAGCCGCGATGACGTTATGCGCGAAATGGTGCGAGAGTATCACGGAGCTGAAAAAGAATTTATCGGCAATGTGGCCACGGAACACGGGAAAATAAACGAAGCTAATGCTATTTTTGAGTTAGAGATAGAGCACGATATTGAGGTTAAAGAAACCGGTTTTCATATCCATCCCGACTACCCTTGGCTTGGGGCTAGTCCTGACGGGCTTATAGGTGATTCATGGGTAGCAGAAATCAAGTGTCCGTATGGACTACGAAACGATAAGGATCCTAAATTTAAAACATCGATAGAGCAGCCACACTACCTAGCGCAAATGCAAATAGAAATGGCTTGCGCAGGGAGATACAGTTGCTATTTTTACCAATGGAATCAATATGCCAACAAGCTAGAAGTGGTTTATTTTGATAAGGAATGGCTAGACGAAAACCTACCTAAACTGCATGAATTTTACCTAGAATATTTAGAGATCATTAAAAACCCCGGCGAATACATAGAGGATCTTGTTCAGCTAATTCCAGAGAGCGTTTACGCCGACAATTACATTGCGGCTAGAGATAAATTGGAAGAGGCAAAAGCGGATTTAGAAGAAGCCAAAGAGCAGCTAATAAAACTAGCTAATGGCAAAAAAACAAAAATAGGAGATTTATTGATTTATCCTATTGAGCGTAAAGGATCTATAAGCTATGCTAAGGCTATAAAAGATCTAGCGCCCGGTGCAGACCTTAGCGGCTATACCGGCAAACCTTCAACCTCGTGGGGTGTTAAGTAAATGCTGAGAGACTACCAGCAAGAAGCCGTAGAAGCCGCGCAAGCGGAGCTATCCAGATGCTATGAGCCGTGCTTGATAGAGGCGGCCACCGGTAGCGGCAAGAGCCACATTATTGCCGCTATAGCACACTGGCTTCACCAAAAATCAGGCAAAAAAATACTGTGCCTAGCCCCATCTGCCGAGCTTGTCGAGCAAAATCACGAAAAATATTTACAGCTAGGCGAGAAAGCTAGTATATACAGCGCGAGTATACAAAAAAGTCTGCGCCATGATGTCGTTTTTGGGACACCTATCACTGTGTTAAATGCTATTTGTCGTTTTAGGGATAAGTTTGCAGCGGTAATTGTTGACGAAGCGCACGGTATAACGCCAACAATAAAAACAATAATAGACGAGTTAAGATCAAAACATAAAAATCTAAGAGTGTTAGGTTTGACTGCAACTCCCTACCGTATGGGAACCGGATATATTTATCAGTATGATGAAACCGGAAAGCCAGTGCCTGAAACGCAAACGCATGAGCCGTATTTTAACAAACTTGTTTATAGTGTTGATGCGCCCTATTTAATATCAAAAGGTTATCTAAACCCGCCGGTATCTGAATGCACAAACACGCACTACGACACAAGTAACTTAAAGCTTGGCAACGATGGCAAATATACGCCTGACAGCGTCGAGGGCGCGTTTGTCGGAAAGGGTAGGCTAACGGCTGACATAGTCGCGGACGTTGTAGAGCGCTGTAAAAAACGCCATTGCGTCATGTTGTTTGCAAGTACTGTGCAACACGCTAACGAGATCATGGAAAGCTTGCCAAAGGAGTTGTCTAGGATTGTAACCGGCGAGACTAAAAATAAAATACGAAAGCAAATAATAAAAGACTCTCGCGAGGGTAAAGTTAAATACTTGGTAAGCGTTGGCGCACTTACAACGGGTGTCGATATACCTAGGGTGGATGCGATCGCAATACTCAGAGCCACAGAGTCTGCAAGCTTGTTGCAGCAAATAGCAGGACGCGGAGCTAGATTGTGTCCAGAAATAGGAAAGACTGATTTTCTATTTTTAGATTATGCAGAAAACATAGAACGCCATTGTCCAGACGGTGATTTATTTAACCCTGAGATTAAAGCCTCGTATCAATCAAGTGGCGAGCATCTAGTAAGTGCCAGATGCCCTGACTGTAACACTGTTAATGAGTTCGGCGGACGAAAAAACGATGAGGGTTTTGAGGTAACCGAGGAAGGTTATTTTTGCGACTTAACCGGAGAACCCATTATTGTAAATGAAAAACCAATGCCAGCGCACTACGGGCGCAGGTGTTACGGGCAAACGGTCACACATGGAACCGTTGAGCGCTGTGGGTATCGCTGGTCGAGCAAAGAGTGCTTGGACTGCGGTCACCATAATGATATTGCTGCGCGATATTGTGAGCAGTGCAAGTCAGAGTTAATTGATCCAGGTGCCAAGCTTGTGATGCAATACTCTAAATTAAAGAAAGACCCCTATAGCTTAACGACAGACAAAGTGGTAACGTGGGATTGTGTTGAACATATGAGTGCGGCTGGTAATAAAACTATGAAGGTAACGTACACCACTGAGTATCGCACGTTTAGCGCGTGGTATATGGAGCGCAAAAAATCCCTGTGGATTGATCTTTGCTTAGCTGTATACGGCAAGCCTTGTCCAGACATAAGTACGTTTTTAAAGTATGTTAATAGTCACGGCAGAATGCCAGAGACTGTCACTGTTAGGCGCGAGCAGGGTAGTAAGTTTTTTACAGTGTTTGGACATAATAGAGAAGAGGATTTAGCGGATGAAATTCCCACAAAAAATTAAAGTATACGGCGATCTATCATTTAGGGGTAAATGCCCCTACGAGTCATCCGAACAAATAACATTTTTCAATGTTGTCCGAAAAAACCACCCTAAAATCGGACTGATTGCTACACATATTCGCAATGAGGGAAAGCGCTCATACAGCCAAGCTGCCAAACAAAAGGCGGAGGGAATGACAAAAGGCGCGCCCGACGTGATGATCCCCGGCAACCCTTCTTTCGTTTGTGAAATAAAAAGGCTTGACCACACGAAGTCTAAATGGCAAGATGGTCAGCAAGAATACTTAGTAGCAGCGCAAGAAAATGGTTCTTTTGTTTGTGTTGCGCTCGGTTATAAAGCGGCTTTGGAGGCAATAGAAGAATGGATAGACACGAACACGACGAACAATGGATAAAGGAACAAATGAACCTAATACGCCCCAAGTGGCGTGTGCGAGCAACCGAACTATATAAAGAAAAGTTTACAAGTGTTTACGCGATAGATAAGGACGAGTCGCTATCAAGAAGAGAGGCTAATACACTTTTAAGGTCGTTAGTGGATAAAAACATAAAAGCTTCAATATAAATAACAAAATAGTACTTTAATTTACCTGTGCGTTAGGCTACTATTACATAAAACAAGGGGTTAATAAAATGTCAGACAGTTACGAAACCACGGATCGCATTGATCGCATTGAGCAAGAATCGAGAAGGTTGTCCAGAAAAATTCTAAAAATTGAAAAAAGGCTTTCTCTTTTTGATAAGCACGAAACAGAAAAGCACCTCAATGATCAAATCGAGCTAGCAAGAGATATTAGGAATAAATTTTCTTTACTATATACAAAAATAACTGTTCTTGAATCTGTTCGTTATTATTTAAAGCATGATGACAGGCTTTTTAGATGCTCTAATAATATTGTAAAAGCCTTCGATGAAGATAAAAAGTTCTGGAGCAGCATCGATGAGATGACACTAGAGGAAGTTTCAGAAGTTTTTTATATGTTGTACCCGCAATGAATGACTCACACAAGCCCTGTTTAGGCTGCAACAACGGAACGATGCACAGGGTAGATAATATTAGGGAAGGCGTTATCCGTGGCTATTGGTGCCCCAACTGCAACAATTGGGAAACGCTAGACGTACCACTGCTCGGAAAGAAAAAAGAGTTAAAAGGTAGGGTTTTATGAGTATTTTAAAAATAGATATGCTGCCAGCGGGATACACCGGAAAAGTAAGAACTCACACTTATGATAATGTAGATCGATGGGATTATTTTTTTGACGGCGAGCTCATAGAGATAGTGCAGGGCAACAAGTTAACGCATATTCCAGTTGTTCGTATTGATAGAATTATACAGGTTGACACGAAAGTTTTAAATATGGTGAAGTGATATGAGCGTTAAAGCAAAAAATCCAATCAGACACGACCTTTATTGTCCATCTTGCGGACATAACGGAATGCGAGAAAAGTCGAATGATATAGCGCAAAGCGGAAGAAAGAGGTACTTATGCTTATCTTGTGGATCTAGAACAACAAAGCCATCATACTCCGAGGTGCAGGTACTGCCCAAGTTTAGAGTATCAAGAATAAGAAAGGCTAAACGGTTTATAATTACTTCAGCAGTAAATGATACGGGTATAATTAGCGAAGCTCATAATACATTCATAAGATGGGCTGAAGAAAATAACGCTGAATATTTAATAATACCGGGTGTTTATAAAAATCCAGACTTAATGAACCAAGGCATAACAAATAATTTTAAATGGCCTGAGGAGATATTACCATACCTATGTAATGCAGACACCAAACTTGGGAATAACATAATTATTAAGGGTGAGACACGAATACAATACACTGCCGTTAATCCATTGTGCGGTCTTAATCACGCGGGAGGGATGGACAGTGAGGTATATGGGCACCCCCAGATAGCCGCAGAACCAGTGGCGACACCAAGGGGTGTAGATCCTAAGTATCTAATGACTAGTGGAACTATATCTAAACCAAATTACGGAGACAGCCTAAAAGCAAGAAAGGCAGAGTTTCACCACTCTATAAGTGCTTTGATAATAGAAGTCGAAGGTAAAAATTATTGGTCTAGAAATATTCATTTCGACGGCTCCGGCGCATATGATATTGATAAATATTATTCTCCAAATGGTGTAGAGTATTCAAAGAATGTGGCCGCCATAGTTTACGGCGATACGCATATAAGGGCGCTTACTAAAAAAACTGAGGA